CGGTTCCCCCGTCGTCGATGATCGCCTCGTAACGTGGGTTCCCGACGAAGAAGGACACGAAGTTGTCGCCATTGCTGCCCGAGCCGTCATAGAGCCCGGAACCCAGGGCAACGGGAGTGCCGCCGTTGTTCGTGATCGTGCAGCCGGTCGATTCGATCCCGGTGACGGGCGTCGGATTGCCCGAGAGGTCGTTGAGCCACAGCGTCAGCACGTTCCCCCCGGGGAGAATGCCGGACTTGGTCCAGTCGATCTGAGCGCCGGGCGCGACAACCGCCCAAGGGATCGACAGCCCGACCAGGTTGTCGTTGTTGCTCACAGCGATCGTGTGCGACGCCGGGCTCAGGCTGGAGTTGACCGTCAGCGTGCTCGATCCGGTCGAGCTTCCCGTGCCCGTGAGCACGATCGTCGCTGGCGAAAAGGTTCCCTGGGCGCTCGTCGGCGTGAACGTGACCGACGACCCGGGTGCCTTGCTGTTAGCCCACGAGAGCGTGATCGGGAGCGAACCCGGCGAGAGGGCCTGGCCCGAGCGACCGACGGTGTAGATCGCAAAGTACGGCGGGAATAGCGGTGGCCCGGTGACAACAGAGGTCCCGGTGATCGTACCCGACAGGACCCCGAGCCATCCGGGTTCGGGGCTCGCGCCGGTCATGGAGATGACGTCCACCTGTTTTGCGGCGCCGGTGAAGTGGGGCGGGTTATACACGGCCTCGATCACTTCGGCCGGATAGCCCGACGCGAAGTTGGCGGTATCGGTCGATGTGAAGATCGTCGAGCTGATCGTTGGCCCGGTGTGGTAGTACAGCGCGAGGTCGCTGATCGAGAGCCCGACGAGCGCGGGTGTGTCGTAAGTCTGGACGTGATTAAAGCCAGAAATCACATGCGATGCGGGGCTGGCCGGGAGCGCGCGAATCGAGGCGCTGGCCCCCGCCAGGTTGATCGTTACCGGGCTACCGTCGATCCATAGCGAGCAGGTCCCGCCGCCGCCGATATTGTTCCACGGCCCGTAGGTCCCGATGCCGTTCCAGTCGATCTCCAGATAGTGCCAGCGACCATCGCCGTCAAACGCCGCGAACGGATCGGCGGGCGTCGCCCAGAGGTTGTAATGGCCGTTGCCGTCCCATACCGCGAACTGGAAGTATCGAGTTCCGGCGTTGTTCGTGTAGAGCAACCAAAAAACCTGGTCGGCATTCGAGCTGCCCCACTGCGAGAGCAGACCGTAATTGGTGTTCGTCGCGAGTGACGTTGAGCCGCTGTCGAACCGGAGCGCGCAGTGAATCCCCAGCGCACCGACACCCGCGAGCGCGGAGGGTACGCCCAGATCGATCTTGTCGCTGACGGACGTGAATTTGCGGGCGGAAATTGACATGGGAGTAGGGGATAGGGAGTAGGGAATAGGGAGTGGGGAGTAGGGAGCAGAGTAGGGATTGGGAATCGGGAGTGTATCCCGACTCCCAGCTCCCTACTCCCGCGTGAGTCGAAGGCTCACGCACTGCACTTCAGACTCACGAGCCGCTTCTGGCACTCGGCCGGCACGAACACGTCGTGCAGCATGAGGCCTCGGACGGCATTGGCAAAAGTCGTCTGGAGCCGCAGGGCCTCGATCTCGGTGATCTGAGCCGCGTAGCTGATCGCCTCGTTGTCGCCGAAGAGAAGGAACTTGTTGCCCCCCGAAATCGGGACATGGGGCGTCTCGTAGACGGCAAATCCGGCAACCATCCCCACGAAGCCGGGGGCCTGGGCCGCGGTGCGGGCCACTTCCTCGCCGCCGACATGGCCGTACTGGACGACCTTGTCGCCGAGCTCGCCGGCGCGCACAAAGTGCTCCGTGTCCTGGAGGAGCAGGCTCGTCGTGTCGGGGTCGATGATCGCCCACCGGCTGCCAGTCGTCGCCGGGACGTTCGCCTTCGACAGGATCGCACGGGCCAGGCAGAAGTTGACATAGATATCGGTCGAGGCCGGGGTCGAGCTCGTCGCCGTCGTCAGGGTGACGGCGCTCGAGGTCGTGAGCACGACAGAGGGGGCCTGGGTGTAGTTATTACCGCCGCTGGTGACGGTCACGGCATTGATCGTGCCGCCGCTCACGGTGCAGGTCGCGGTAGCGCCGTTGCCGGTGCCGCCGACAAACTGGATCACCGGGGCGGAACTGTAGCCCGAGCCGCCACTGTTGATCGTGACCGACGTCACGGCGCCACCCGAGATGACCGCTGTCAAGCTCGCGCCGGTGCCGGCCGGAGCCACGCCAAGGGCCACGCCCGCTGACGTGTAGGCCGACAGGAGCTTCTCCTCGACGGTGTTGTTCATCGCCACGACGGCACGTTTCATGTAGACGTCCATCGCGTTGACGTCGCTCTGCGCCTTATCCAGGTCGTCGACCTCGAATGCGAAATACTCGCCGTCGTTGACGGTGAAGCTTTCCCTGGTCGGGGCCAGGTCCTGGTATGAGATCGATGACCCGCGGGTGTACGATCCCATCGTGATGTTGCCCGGCGTGCGGACCCATACGGTCTTATTCTGCCGGAGGTCCCCCTCCCAGTTGCGATTCACCAGGGGGGGCATGATGTTGACCTGGTCGAGCTTGGTTACAAGCCGTTCCGACCAGGCTTCCGAATTGAAAGCGGCAAGATTGTTTGCCATGGGCAATCGGGATTCGGACGTAGTGAGATGGAGCAGCGGCCCGTGCGCCTTCGGCGGAGGGCGTGCGCGCAGTGACTACTCCCTACTCGCTACTACCTACTCCCTGCTTCTCCATCTCACAGCCGGCCGGGAGCACGTTCGCGGGCCATGCTGTTACCTTCCGAGGAAACGGACTGGCCCCGCTCGGCGCCCGGGCCCGGCTTCCCGCTGGGCTGCGCTGGCGTGGCAACGGCCGCTCCCGCGGCAGGCTTGCCGGCTCCCGCCGGCTCCGCGTCGATGAGCCAGGAACGGCCCTTCAGGACCTCCTGGAACGTCGTCGCGATCTTGGTCTCGTCGGGTTCGTCGCCCTCGGGCTGATACGCCGCCAGCTTCACCAGGTCGGCGAACTTCGTCGGGTCGGTGACCTTGAATCTCTTCGCTACCCTGGTAAACGCGCTGTCATGCTTCAGCCCGCGGATCACGCCCTGTGCGTGGGCCAGGGCGTTGCGAAGGCCCTCCGGGTCGGCTTCGGACTTAACCTTGATTTCGTCCCGCTCTTTGGCCAGGGCCTCGAGCTGCTCCTTCAGGGTCTTAGTCTCGTGCCGCCGGTCCCTCGCCTCGCCCCGGACTTCCTTCAGGTCGTCGTGAGCGCCGGCCAGGTCGCGCGCTAGCTTCTGATTTTCGGCCTTCAGACGGTCGATTTCTTTCTGCAAGTCGTCGATTTCAGGCATGGGAGAAATGCGCCTCCCGGCGCGAAACGTCGGGGCGCCTGGCCCCAAAGAAATGGCCGGAACTGGCCGTCGAACGGAACAGAATTGGATGGGACTGGGGCGGTCAAACAACGGTGACCGTAAACGTCTGGGTCTTCACGTTATTGGAGCCGCACCGGCCGGCGTTGCTATCGCTGACGGCGACCGTGATCGTGGCCGTACCCGGCGATCCGATCGAGACGACGACCGAGCCGGTCGAGTTATTGGGCGTGTAGCTGACGGACAGCACGCTGGAGACGGACGGTGCGCTGCTCGCCGCCGAGACCGATAGTGCCGCGCCCGTGGTATGGCAGATGCCGCCGCCGATACCCGAGAGGCTCACGGTCTGGTTCAGGGAGCCGGCCAAGATCGGGCCGACGTTCGCGATCGGGTTGAGCGTAGGCGTGGTTGCTGGATCGACCAGCGACACGGTGAAGGTCTTCACGACGTGGTCCGTGCCACCGCAAGAGATCCCCCCGCTGTCGGTAATCTTTACACTGATCGTGACCGGAGTTGCACAGTTATTCAGCGCCGCGGAATTCGGATTGATGGTCAGGCTCCCCGTCGTGTTCGGGCTGGTATAGGTGACGCTCGGGTTCGGGATTTGACTCGTGTTGGAGCTGGTTGCCGTGATCGTGATCGTCTGCGTCCCGCCGTCGCCGTCGCTGATGCCTGAGAGGTTGACCGTCTGGCTTCCTAGGCCGCAATAGGTCTGATTGCCGATGCTGTTGATCGTCGGCGCATGGTTGACATTCGGCATCGGGCTGAGATCCCCGACCGCATTGGAGCCACAGTAAAGCGTGAAGGATGTCGTTGAATCCTGGTAGCCGCTGATCCCCGTCGTCGAGAAGTTCACCATCCGGGAAGGGCTCTTAATCGTGACGCTGCCGCTGAACGCGCCCCCGGTCGTGGTGGTCGCCGTGCCTAGCATGGCCGAGCTGGTCGCGTCCTTCACCATCACGACGTAG